GCACGCAGGCAACTTACTGACCGCACGCCATTAAGTTACGCATCACCCACGCAGCCTAGTTACGCAGGGGGAGGGGGGCGTACGGGGTCGCTCGCCTGTTTTTATTATAAGCCTGACTACCCCCTCGTAAAAATAGTGGTATAATTGAGTCTCTTCACAGCACCAGGTCTTCAATGTGAGCGATGGCAATGGTCAGGTCGTCGATCTCGCCTTTGAGAGTGCTTAGTTTCATATGTGTGTAGCAGTCGCCTGTGTCTTCCATTTTCTTAAGTTTGTCCTGGCGTACCTTTATGCAGCCTTTGAGGATAGTTGCGGCTAGTTGTAGTTCAGTATTATTCATGTTTCTGTGTAGTTAATCAGTCTGCAATTAGGTGGAATCTTTGCCACTTCCATCCATCGGCAAGTTCATCACGTTCCTCTAGTTCTTCTTCCGAGGTTATGAAGCGATCCATTTCCACCTCTCCGGTTTTAGTAAGTACTGGAACCCATATATGCAGGTTGTAGTTTTTGTTGTGTTCTAGGCTATTGGGTAAGTATTGCCTATGCCATAGTTCTTTTGCTTTGCTCATGTTTCTAGTCCTGAAGTAATAAAGCAGTTAGCACGAGTAGTTATTACTGTTTTCCATCTTCTTGATTCTTTCCTGCTGCTCAATGCGATGCTTCTCTTCTATTGCCGCTTTTGCTTTGTTCTCTAGTTCACGCTCATACCAGTATCTCTTTTTGTAACCTTCATCAAAAGCGTGGGCACGTCCATTGATGTATGCGTTACGGGCGACTTCTTTAGTGGTTCCTGTGAGTTTGCTGCCACCGTATTCCCAGTAGTGTTCAAAGTTATCTAGTGTTTCTTTAGTTGGTTTTCTCATGTTTCTGACCTTTCCATAATAAGAATCTTCTTGCGGTGTCTCGGTTGATGAAGATGGCAAGTACTTCGTTATTGAGTAGGAGTATCCACTTGCCGTCTTGTTGGGTTACTTTCATTTAGTATCCTCCAGATTCTGTTGCTTCCCAGTCTTTCTCATCAACATACATTGCACCAGTCTCTAGGAAGTACCTAATTAAATCAATAAAGTCCTTAAAGTGCTCATCCTTACCACAGTGGCTGAACTCCTGCATGGCAGTAATCATGTTTTCACATTGGTCACTGATATAGAACTTTGGTCGGTTGTGGTAGGATAGTGGTTGTGTATCGTCCCAAGCGAGGAGGTCATTAATCTTGGCAACTCCTGGCTCTACCTCCCCACGATAGCAGGGGATCATATCAAAGCCACGTTCTGACATTTCAGAGAAGATGTCGGTTTGTCCGTCACCGATGGTAATCTTCTGGGTTCCGAAGCCAGGGTCACATACACGGATCTCTATCTCTTCGTCGCCTTCTAACTCAGTGAAGTGTTTTACCCATTGGTCAAATCCCCAACCGTTGGGTTTCTGTCCTCTACCTGGCTTGCCGATAGGTCTACCTGATGCGTTGGTGTGAGGTATTGCCCACTCGTCAGTGGGTGTTTCCCTATATACATACACAAGGCCTTCCTGAGTTACTGCAAACCAAGCGGCAACCCAAGGCTTGGTTCCACCAGGGTCGGTCACAAAGTAGCGGGTCGTTTTAATTGTTGGGTCTTTAATGAAGGGCAGGTCGTCATGTGCAATGACATTGACGTTTCGTTTGAAGCCAGGGAACCTTCCATACTGCGAGTTGGTAGGTACACCATAGAGTCTGGCAAGCTTATCCTCCAGTGGTCGGTTCTTATACATCTTCACCAACTCATGAGAGTCAATGAAGGGGTTATCTTCTGTCCACCAGTAGAAGATTTTGCAACTATCCCATGTTTTGCATGTTTGCTCAACAGGTAGATCCATGTTCAGGAGTTCTGAGTAGCGGGTCTTGGTTGTCTCAGCTCCACGTAGTAGCTCATTGATAAGTGGTGTCCATCCCTTCAATGTGGTAAAGGTTAGGATCAACCTGCCGTGAAAGTCAGTGAGACGTGGTATCATTGTTTCAAACAGCTTCAGAGGAGCCTCCTCATCCAAGTGAATCAAGTGGGCGTTCCATCCTTCAGCTACCTGTGAGTCTGCAAGGTACTGTGTATAGTACTTAAAGAAGATACTGCTACCTTCTACTACATCAGGGTCACTACTTGGTAATATGCAGGTGCTACCACTAAACCCGTTCTTCTGTGAGTAGTTCAGGGAAAAGTTCTGTCCCTTCTTTTTGTTTTGCTGCTTATACGCCATTGGCAGACTGTCCCATATACCACGTTGAGTATCAACCACACTGCGTTCTTCATTGACGTGCCACATGTAGATTTTGGCATCAGGTATAGTCCGAGCCGCATGGACAGATGCACGATGAGCGTAAAACGATTTTCCGGCCCGATTTCCAGCCCAAATGACTATTATCTTGGTATCTCCCCATGATTCCATGACTCGATTCCATGAAGGTAGAGTCCATCCAGCAGAAACTGGATCTTGGATTGCTGCTTCTGGTTGCTTCTCGAGTATATCGTAGACTGTCTGTAACTCAGCGTCAGACATACTGGCAATACGCTCAGGAGGGAGGTTAAGCTTAAGTTCACCCCTATCTATACGGAACCTGTCGTAGTCAAATGGTATCCCGAAATACGGGTCAATCTCATCGGTGTATGTTATCTTCCCCATATATTAGCTCTCTTTATAGTATTTGTGCCTCTACTCATTCTACATACCTTTGCTCTACCCAACCTGATGCCATTCTCACTGTGATTTTCTTTGCAGTTATTGTCACATGCTGGATGTCTGGGTCTTCTACTTCACCCTCATCGGCAAAGTAGACAAGCTGCACCTCTAACTGGAATTTATCAGGGTCTTGTGTTTCTTGTAGTGCTTTTTGAATATCAGTGTCAAGATCCCTCCAAGGCCCATATTTTTTATATTCTGAATGTGAGTGCCAATACGCTCCATTTAACTCAATGTAACCCTTATACTTCTCGATGAACCATTGAGGAAGTTCATGATCAAAGAACGGGTTTATGTTGCTAATTACTTGGTGTCTGTATCCCATTGCTTCACCTCCTGCTTCCTGTGTTTGTGTGTTCTGTTGGATTGGCAATAACCGCAATGGCCATGATTACGACATGACTTATCAAATCGCTTTGACTTACGGTATGGCTTGCGGTGTTCCTTGCCGTGTTGGATTGCTTTATCTAGTCCCATACATCAGATCTCTTTAACGTAATCTTCTTCCCACTCCCCGTAACGATCTATGACAGTTAATGGGTGGCCTGTAGCATTAGCTACGTGTTGAGCAAACTTCTTGGCATCTTGATAGGTCTTAAGAAGCGTCACCCCATTAACACGTTCTTCTGCCTCCCACCATTGATCATGCGTACATGTCTTCGGGGAGTCGGCTACAATTACTTTGTAGTAAGCTTTATCTCCCATCACCTAATTTCTTTCCAGTTTTTAAAGCGTGGTTCGCTAATTCCAACATATCAATCGTAGCCTGTTTTTCTTTAAGTTCATTCCGTAGTCGCTTGATAAGCTTTTTTTTCCTACGAAAGCCCTTGTGCATCTGTCGTGTGCAGGTCATGTAGCCAGCAACCATTATAGACCAAGTGCCGCCTTTTCGGATGGATTCTATTGGTGGTGCATTAGAACTTAGTTTAGATAGAGTTGTCATAGTTATATCTCCATCTTGCAACCTTTCCCACCATCTGCGATCTTGTCTAAAACTATTCATAGTGGTGTAATCTCTACTGCAATACCAGGGTGGTCTCCCCAAAACTTACTGAATACAATCTTGGCGAACTGACTGTCATCATGGACAAACCCAAGCCTCGTAAGAATGTCTTCTGGTATCTTTATTAGATTGGAGCAATCAGGACGGGTATCGCACCACATCCATTGCTTTTCTTTGTTGGACTTCTTCTCAGCCTTACGCCAAGGGTAGCACCAAGCCACATTTAACATCAATGGCCCTTCCATTGGTTTAGATGGTTTGTGCGGCATAAACAGGGCAGTCAATTCATCCTGTGCTTTCCTACCCTTACTACTGGCAAACTTCCCCACAAACTGAGTTCCGTCCTTACGTTTCATGATACGCATGGAACCTTGGTGTGTACTCTTGGGTGGAGTGCATTGAATAAAGAACTTCATCGTAGCAACCAGCAGACTATAAGTGTAGCAATCAATCCGAAAATCAATACCTCGGTCATAATAGACCCCTGACGTAGTACCGATCCCCAACCTTCTTAAGCACTACCCGCTGGCGATTACCACGCCACTTACCTTTCTTGCATTCAGCAGTAATGACTTCACCACTATCCAGCTCTACCCTGCGAAGGTACTGGTTAATAGGTAGTGCTACGATTGTACCACTTACTTGATCTTCCTCAAGCTTACGCATTGGAGGGGCGACCTTGGGCTTGATCGCCTCCTCCTTGCGTGATGAGACCTGTGAGGGGTGTGTGGAAAGTGTAGGTGCTTGCTTTTGCTTTGCTCTTTCTTCCAGCCTGTCAAATGCAGCAAGTAATCCCTGACTTGGTTTATTGCGGGAGATGTACCCATGTATAGTTGCAGGCTTTAATCCTGACTCTTCTGCCAGTTGTTTTACAGACCAGCGACTGTTTTTAAATGTTTCTTTGAAATTCATGTGTTTCCTTTTTGGAAATAGTTCATTCACCTTCTACTAAATCATCCAGCCAATCAGAGTCGAGTCCGGCAGGTGCTTTATATCCACACTCCCTGTCGCTCTTTAATGTCGGATCTGCTCTTGGTTTCCAGTATGGAAATACCTCTTGAAACTCCTTTATTGCGTCACGCACCATGCTAGGTGCATAGGTTGCACGTCCATTAGCATAACGCATCGCCATCCAGATTGTTTCTGTAAATGCGTGTTTCAGTTTCTGTATTTGTTCTTCTTTCTTCATAGTTTTCTATCCATAGTTAATACAAATGTTTTTGGCACAGATACTGGTTTATCCTTTATCCGCCAAGGTTTACTCCAGAAGTAATCATAGCCAGCAGAGGTTAGGTCATGGAGGGAGTGGTATTTCTTGCCGTCACTATCAAAGTATCCCGTGCGATTACAATAATTAATCACTCCCTTTGTGTCTAGTGGTTGCGGATCACTCATACTTCTTTTGGTAACATCCAGTGCGTGATACCAATATCAAAACCTATCTCATCCAAGAAGTTGTCTTCAGCGGCTTCATACCAAGCAGGGTTAAATCTGTCGTAGGCACTATTAGTCACAATTACATGTAGGTTTGTGCTAGGTCGCTCGGCAGATGCGTTATACCATTCCCCTCGGTCAATCTCTTGTAATGTTAGTTTCTTCATGCTTGTCTAATAAAACTAATCCAGCAAATGTGGATAGTGCAATTAGTATACTAATTATAATGATTTTACCTTCTTCCAATGTTATTTGTCCGGCAATATATATGATGGCGGATACAATTAATATTGTGATTGGAGCTAGAAGTAGATATGCCATATCCGCAAACGTCCATAATTCCCTACTCCTGTCAATAATAGAATTGACTTTTTTTACAACGGAACAAATAGCCGCAACCTATGGAAAACCTTATGGAACGGAGGGAGCATAAGCCCGCAGATCAGAATGAGTTCACAACCGCACTCGTAGGAAAGTCCCAAGGGTTATCACTTCAGCGTCAGGTAATGGCACTGATTGAAAAGACCAGTACACTTGATAAGGAAGCAGACAAGTTAGCTAAGAACAGCAAGCTTTCTCAAACCGAAGCACGTATGATGCTACAAGAACTGTGCGGGTATCCTGCCGATGAGTTCTTTCGTAGACTCGGCAATAAGATGGACTATGTAGTGGACAAGATGACGGACAGGGTTGCTAACAATATAGAGGAGATCCCAATCAAGGAACTACCCAAAGCACTTGTGGCACTTACCAACCTTTCACTCACCCTGAAGGGTAGACCATCTTCTATCTCACAGAAGCAGGAACTACGCATCGGTGGTAAGGATGTAGCACAGATACGTGCAGAGATGATGGAGTATGCCCGTGAAGACTACCAGAAGAAGCATCCAGCACCTATAGTAGTTCAAGAGGTCAAAGATGAATCTTGACGCTATACCTATAAGTTTATAGTAAAAGGCACATTATGGAGCAACTGTCGGATGAGGAATTGATCTATGCCCCTTCGGGCGAACCAGACGTAAGTTACCTGCAACAACTGTATCGCACTACGCAATCAGACCTTGCGGAGTGGATGGATCGCAGGCAGCATGATTACGACACACGTAACTGCATCTGGCAGGGTAAGTCTGATGACTTCCGCAAACACAACCGAGACTCCGAGACAGGGCAAGTATTCCCTTGGGATGGTGCAAGTGACCAGGAAGTTCCAGAAGCTGATGAAGCTATTGAGGCACGAGTAGATATGTATATGGCAGCACTTGAGCGAGCCAACATCGTAGCAGTACCTACCGAGATGAATGATGTGGGGCAAGCTGGAGTCAACTCCAACTTTATGCGGTGGCTTATCAATGCCAAGATGAAGGAGTATTATAGCGAAGCAGAACTTGCTGCCAACCATCTTGAAGAGAAGGGGCTATGCGTACAGTATGTGTACTGGAACTACAAAGAGGACTTACGCCAGAAAGAGATTAATCTTGATGAACTTGCCCAGCAACTCGGCCCATCTATGGATCAGTTTATGTCTGGCGAGATGGATGAGCAGTTGACCGCAACAATGGTGCAGGGTCTTAATGTCTCCGAGAAGAAGGCGGGTGCAATGATTCGTGAATTACGCACCAAAGGCTCCACTACTATCCACTACGCTGAAGCGATTACTAATCAACCTGCCGTCAGGACTCTTGCTCCAGACGAAGACTTCTTTGCACCAGCATGGACTATTGACTTTCAGGAAGTGCCTTACTGTTTCCATGTGGTTCACATGACCCCTGAGCAACTGAAGGATAAAGAGAAGAACGAAGAGTGGGATTCAGAATTTGTGGAGTCTGCGATTGAGCAAAGTGGGATACAAAACACTGGAGATGATATATACCTACGCCATCGTGACTCCACTTTCTTTTCTGAAGATACCAATGATGATACCATTCGTGTAATCTATTGTTACCAAAGGCTCATTGATGAGGATGGAGTGCCAGGTATATACTGCACCGTATTCTGCTATGGAGTTGAAGATAAGTACGGCAAGCATCAATTACTTGACTATCGCCACGGCAAGTATCCATTTATAGTTACTCCATTGGAACGCACCAGCAAAAGACTATACTCTTCAAGAAGTACCACAGAAAAGGTTGCCAGCAGACAGCAGGCACTAAAGGCGGAGACAGATTCCTTTATTGATCGCCAGTCAATTACCACTCTTCCCCCATTGATGCACCCAATTGGTAAGCCTCCCACACGTTGGGGGCCAGGTACTAAAGTTCCTGTATTGCGTCCAGACCAATATAAATATGCAGACACTCCCCGTTATGATGGAGGCTCAAGGGAAATTCGTGAATATTTAAAATCCAGCATCAACGCACAACTTGGTAGAGCTGGGCCAGAAACAGATCCAGTAGAGGCAGATGCTAAGAGGCAGAGACTTATTAATAAGTGGTTACGTCACCACACTCTCGTAATGGATCAGGTCTTTAGCTTGTATCAACAATTCGGGCCAGATCAGGAGTACTTCCGTGTGATTGGTGAGAATAACGTGCAACAGTACGAGAAGGGTAAACCAGGCGAGCGTTACGATTTCTGGGTAAATTTTGATGTGTTTACTCTTGATCCTTCCAAAGTAATTGAACGAGTGAAAGCCGCAGCAGATCTTGGAGGTGCATTGGATAAGCAAGGCACATTGGATACGCAGCAACTTCTCCAGTGGGCAATTACGCAACTATTCCCTGGTGCTGCCAACCAAGTATTACAACCTGTTGAGCAAGCTGCCGAGAAAGCGGTTGCCGAGGAGCGTAATACTATTGCAGAGCTTTCAAGTGGTATATTACCAAACGTCAGACCTAATGATGCACACCAAACCAAGATGCAGGTTTTGGTTGAGTGGATGCAGCAACCTGATATTCAGCAACGTATGCAGCAGGAGGAACCATTTAAGCAACGTGTGGAAACGCACTACAAGCAGTTGGAGTTCCAGATGCAGCAGAAGCAGAATGCAGTGATTGGCAGGACAGGTACGCAACCAACACAATTTGGCACAACACAACAAGGTGCTTAACTGTAATATGAAACATGGAATACACACCTAAAGAATTGGTGGTCGCTATTAACGACCTCAAACTAAACCATCACTTCCAGATATTCTGGCAGTTACTCAAGGACTCCAATGAGGAATCTGCTGAGTATGTAGCCAATCCAGTATTATCCAATGGTGGCGGCATGAATACCAGTGAGCATTTAATAAATACTGGTATCATGCGATGCTACCGAGATTTACTGAAGAAGATAGACAATCCTGTAGATTTCTTTCTGGAAGGACTTGACACAGAAGAAGAGTTGTAGAATAACAGATTCACTTTCTTATTGGTTAATACATAGTCTATATAGTGGCATAGTGTGCCCCGCAGAAGTTTTTTCATATCTTTCCTTCTGCGGGGCTTTTTTATGTCCACCCCCATCCAATAATTGCACTTGACTTATTTTTCTAGCGGATAATAAAGCAGGACAACTGCGACTAAGTACGCTGGATAATGAATACACAAGACGGGGTCACGGATACCGCCCCAAACGAGGTAACGGACGAAGGTTCGGGCAATCTCTCTCTTGAAGATTTAACACAGCGGTTCTTGCCGCAATCTGATGAAGGAGCGTCCGACGAAGAAACCACAGAATCCACCGAAGAAGAAGCATTAGACACTGACGACAATACTGATGTCGATGCCGAAACTGAAGAGGAAACTGAGGACGCTGACGAACAACCTGATGACTCGGATGACGAGGAAGAGGCTATCGAGCAGCTTGATGTTCTTTCAAAGTATAATTTGGATTTAGAATCCCTCTCTGACGACGAGAAGAAGGAGTTGAATAAACTTCTTGGAGGTTCCATGTATAAGCGGGTCAATAAGTTGACTGCTAAAAACAAGGCACTGGAAGACGAGTTGGCAGATTCAAAAGGCAATCCCCGACAAGAGGAAGCTCCATCAGGACTTGAGAGTGCAACAACTATTGAAGCACTTGACAAGGAGGCGGAGACATTAAACCAGACACTCGATTGGGTTTCTGAGACGCTTGACGATTGGGATGAGTTTGAAGGTGATAATGTTCAGTACGATGAAGATGGCAATAAGTTCATCAAGATCGGTAAGGAACAGTACGATAAGAAGCAATTGAAGCTGATTAAGCGTAATACCGAACAGACCATCAAAAAGGGAATACCCCAACGAAGGAAGTGGATTGAGGACAAGGCAACCGCAGACCAGCAGGCAGGACAACTGTTTGATTGGTATAGCGATCCAGAGTCCCAGGAGTTCCAGTTGTATGAGCAAGCTATGGCAGATCCTGCCTACGCACCAGTTCTTACAATGCCGAACGCAAGCTTCTTAATGGGTGTAGCCATCGAAGGGATCAAGGCAATACAGGCAAGGCAACCGCAAACCCCAAAGGGAAAAAGTAAGGCAGCCGCACCGAAAAAGCCTAAAGCACCTCCAGCACCAGCAGGAGCAGCAGTATCTAAAACCAAGTCTACTACGAATAAACAGAAGGCAATCGCAGCCGCTTACAAAGCATATGAGAAATCAGGCAGTCCAGACGCATACGCAAATTACCTGAAACTTAAAAACTCTTAGTACAATGGCTAAAGCAACAACTTTAAATGCAGCAGGAAATCGGGAACAAATTACCGATATTCTCACACTGTCGGAGCCAGAAATGACACCAGTTACTTCTGCTGCTCCCAAGAAAAAGGCATCCGCAACATTCCCAGAATGGCAGGTGGACGCACTACAGGAACCATCTTTTGGTGGAGTCGACGAAGGCAAGGACGTAGATAGCTTTGAAAACAAAGCAGTCAATCGTGCAAAACTCGGCAACTATATCCAGAAGTGGCGTAGAACTTTCCAAGTCTCTGATATTCAGGAACTCGTGGATACCGCAGGTGTTCCTTCTGAATTCGCACGAGCACAGGCACTTGCCACTCGTGAAATCAAACGTGATGTAGAGGCAGCAGTTTGTTCCTCTCAGGATCGTCAACAACAAGCAGGTGCAGGGACTCCATATAAAACTCGTGGTATTTTCCGCTGGTTAGGATTCAACGGCACTGCTGGAGGTGACTATCCTTCTGATGTTCCTGCGTCACAGCAGTACACCAACTACATTGATTTCGGGGCTGGTCTTACTGAGGTAGAGTTCAATAATCTCATGCAGAATATGTATGCCGAGAATGGTATGCCAAATGGCACTTTGATGTGCGTGGCTTCACCAAATACTCGACATGAGATTTCGTTGTTCTCTCGTGCAGACACTACCAGCAATGATAGCACCCTGAGTGTAACGCAGCCAGCAGACGCAAAGAAGATCACTCTTAACGTGCGTCAGTACGATGGTGACTTCGGGATGGTAAACATCGTTCCTGCGTCACTGTTCTTGGATCGCACCAGTGATTCTGCAACAGTACCTACTGATCGTGCTCTGCTTCTCGATACTGGAAGTTATTCCTTATTTACCTTGAAAGCTGAGTCTCGTAGTGAGCTTGAGGATCAAGGCGGAGGTCGTAGAGGTTTCTGCGAAGTAATCGCTGCACTTGGAGTTGATTCTCCAAAGGCTCATGGTGTTCTTTACTCCTAATCACTAACCAAGGAGATTTAGTACAATGGCTACAACAGCATACGCAAAACCAACCACCACCTCTAACAATGAGGCGGCTCAAGGCTGGACTCACGAAGCAGTTATTACTTGGGAGGATTTCCTCTCTAGTAAGATTGGTACTATTGCTGATAGTACCGCCCACACTTATACACTTGCTATTCCAGCAGGGAGTGTGGTTACGGACTTCTCAGCAGAATTGGTAACTGACTTTACGGACTCTGGATCTGGTGATGAGTTAAATCTCATTGTGGGGGATGGAGACGATGATAACGGATACCTTACCGACTTCCAACTTCATGCAAGTGGTACACCAGTAACAGTAAAGCAAGTCAATACGGGGGCGTTGATCGCAACCGCAAGCAAAGCTTATGCAGCTGCTGACACCATTGACTTGAAGTTTACTCCTGACCAAAGCACAGGCACTGCTTATAGTGTCAACGAACTGACGGCAGGAGAGATCAAGTTCCGCTGGCGGATGATTACCGCTTAATTAATATTCACTTCTATCCCACGGGGGTACTCAGGTCTTTTTTCCATGTTTCTTTATTCCTGAGTACCCCCTTTTCTTTATCATGGCTAATACAGACATAAACGTGGGGCTAGGTGCTCCATCAGAAAACGAACCAGCGTTGAGTTACGTCATCGACTGGAAGCAATTGGTGGACAACGCACCGAGTGACGAGGCAATCAATGACCAGCAGACCTATCAATTATTTCCATTACGTACAGGCACTATTGTAAAGGGCGTGTATGCGATTATTGAGGAAGATTTTGCAGGAGCACCTAATGCTGCCTTTGCTATCGGAGATGCTAATGACTCGGATGGTTTTATGACCTCTAAAAACCTACAGGGTTTTTCTGAAACATCAAGAGCACATGAAGCAGATGGTGCTTACACCAATACTACGGACACAACCAGTTCCAATGGTGAAACAGATGATGTTACAGTGACTCTTGGTGGTTCTAAAACCGCAAAAATCTACTCTTACGATGAAACGTCTAGTACGGTTTATTTGGAAGTATTATTATCAGTGGTAGGCGGTAAGCTAAGTTCAGCAACCGCAGGTAGACTTCGTATCATAGTAGACGCTATCTTTGGCAACCTTCTGTAATTATGGCAGAATTAAAAGGAACAGCAAACGCACCACAAGTGTACCTGCCTGAATGGGGGCATTTAGGTAATGGTTCACAATGGATGAGAAACATGGATCGCTACTTGCGTCATGAGGTAGACCTTGAAAGACACAAGGTTGCTACTTATGATGCCGTAGCAAGACGGGAAGCAAGAGAAACTGGCAACCACACAGTAGACGGGTTGGGAAAACTAAAGGGATGCATCCCTGCCCGTCACTTTTTCAGAGCAATGCAGCACTATGGTGAAGACTGCTGGAGTGATAAAACCTTCGTAAAGGACTGGTATAGGGACAACCCTAGCCACAAAGCACAGTCATGAGAACAGTAAGCGTAGGTACAATCACATCAGGTGGCCCCACCACAAGCTTCACTGCTGGTACACTCATTGACAAGTTCAGGCACAAATGCGGTCTTACTCAACTCAATGAGGATGAAGCCAACGCTGCACTGGAGTCGATCAATAAGTATGCTAGGTGGGCAAGGGAACGTGCTAGGTGGCCAGAAGCTACACGAGTTAAGCAAGTTATCCCCGATGTACGTGTGAGATCCGTAGCAGTCAATAATGGCGGCAGTGGATATACGTCAGCACCTACAGTAACGATTGCAGCACCAGGAGGTGGAGGCACACAAGCAACAGGCACTGCAACGATCAATGCAGATGGTGAAGTTAATGGCATTGCAGTTACCAATGAAGGTAGTGGTTACGCTAGTGTGCCTGCTGTATCTTTTGCTGGTGGTGCAGGTAGTGGTGCAGAAGCTACGGCAAGCCTCAATGCGTATATTGACTTTGGCACAGATGGCGACAGCACTGATACCATATACGAGTTATTCAGGGTAACGGAAGACGATCCTTGTTCTGGTAACTACGGAGCTACAGAGATTCCATTTAAGTTGGTTTATGATAATGTAGATGCCGCAGAACTTGGTGAGGCATTATTAATGAACCGCACATCTACTGCTCCAGTGTGGATTACTTATGGATTCCCGAAAGCAATTTACGCATCGGGTGATACAGATTTTCTTTACGTCTGGAGTGAATATGCTATACAAGGTGCTTATGCAGACTGGTTACATGCGACACGCCAGACAGAAAAAGCTCAAGCCGCAGAGCGTAGGGCAGAGGAAATTATTATTAATGAACTCGATAGGCTGGAACGACAGCAAGGCCAGACCACTTTCACTCAATACACGACACATCATACAACAGTACCCTGGAACTAAGGAGAACGACAATGGGAGCACAGACACTCAGTAATTTCAAAAGTCTAGTAGTAGACGTTACGCCAACACTTGATACCAACGCCTATGCACAAAACGATGTGCTGTTTAACTTCACGGAGGTAGCACTAGGACAGGGAGATCAAGTAAAGGGAACAATCAATGGATTCAGTCTTCTTGATAAAGATGATAACGGCAACCAGATCACAGTCTACGTGAGTGATAGTTCTACTGCAAGCTTAGGCACAGTCAATAGTGCGGTAACTATCAGTGACGCAGATGCAGCAACCATCCTGAGTTATGTAGATACTGGAGATACTTATGAGGATCTAGTTGGTAGTCAGGTGATCAAGCCTGCTGCATTTACTCCAATTCCATTTAATGTGGAGGCAGGAAGCATTTACATTGGTGGTGTACTACGAGGTGCAGCAACGCCCACACATACCGCCAGTGGTATCACAATCCGCTTACACCTCACTATTGAGGGTGCATAATGCCGTTACGTTTTACAGGTACTGCAAAAGCTACTACAGCCGCTGCTGACATTGAGGCTGCGTCTTCATCACAGGCATTGATAAATACTTACTCAGTCAATTTTGATGGTGTAAATGACCACATGGCTGCGGGGGCAATATCGGGATTAAATTCATTATCTGAGTTTTCCATAAGTATGTGGTTTAATGGTTCTGTAGACAACTCAACAGGGAATATGTTTGGTGCATGGGGAGCAGTAGCTAATAATAATATCGGCCTTGCTCCTAATTATGACCTAGATATTTTCTACTTTGTTGTTCGGTCTGGTTCTGCTGCTGGTTCACTTCAGGTTAATAGTATGTCCACTTATGCTCCATCTGGCCAATGGAATCATGTTCTCGTTGTCTTTGACAATGGAGATCGCTATGTCTATCTTAATGGTGTCCAACGAGCGAATGACACAGGAGTAGCCCCATCAACAACTTCAGCGTCTTGTGGAGATAATGTTTCGGTTGGACAACGTGAAGGTGCTTACTACAAAGGTTTAGTTGATGAAGTAAGCACACACACCATTGCTTTATCTGCATCAGACGCAACCGCAATTTACAACGGTGGTATGCCTACTGATATATCAAGTTACTCTCCCTTGAATTGGTGGAGGATGGGCGACAATAATGGTGGCACAGGTACAACTATCACGGACCAAGGCAGTGGTAGTAATAATGGCACTCTTACAAATGGCCCAACATTTTCAACAAGCGTACCATCATGAGTGTAGAACATAAATACGCAATCTGTGACCAGGCAAAGGTTGACACACTGGACGCTAGTAAGATCCAGCAAATTCAAGATACCTTTGATTACGATGTGATTATCAGTCCGACACCTATGCCAGACGGCAACTACATTGTGGAGTATTGCGGGAGCAAGCCTTACGCATTGTACGGAACTACGGTACTGACAGGCGATGAGGTTAAGGCACGTATGGAAGATCCAGACGATTCGTGGTACGTAGATCCGAACGGAATTTAGAAATGAGTGACGAAGAAATAGATACACACATCGGAAACCTCGACGGAAAATGGTCGATCTTATTTCGGGCGTGTATCGGCACGTTTGCAATAGGCTTGCCATTCATTATTGGCTTCAATGTCTGGGTGGTGCAGTCGCTCAATAAGGTAAATACCAATATCCAGCTTGTCTCACAAAGTCTGGAGCATATTGCTAATAAGGATGTCTATACTAAAGCGGAGGCAGAACTAGCAATGGAAAAGCAAAGACGTGAAATCATGGCAACTATTGAGGCTCAATATCCTCCCAAGTGGATGCGAGATACTGTTGAAAGTCACGGACTAAGGCTTGTTGCATTAGAAATGAAAATTGAAAAATGAATAAAGAGGACGAAACATGCTGCTGCCCTGTCCTGCTTGAGAAGTGCCGCAACTTGGAAAAGACAAATGCAAGGCAGGATGACCAGATAAAAGAGTTAGAGGTAGAGAATAAGCACCAGTCCAAAATGATCTACATCGGTTTCGGTTTGGCAGTTGCCGTAAACTTTATCGCACCATTCTTTGGCAAGGTATGATTAAGAACCCGACATTCCAATTTAAGAACAACCCTGCCCTAGTAGAGTTGGGAGGTACTGACTTCCAGTTAATGCTGGATGACATGCACACTTCTCACGGCACAGTGCCAAAGGGATTCGTGAATGATGGGCCTAGTGTGAACCCATACATCCTGCGGTTGCTTATTAAGCCACGGACATTCCCACGCTCAGGCTATTGGCACGACTTAGCCTGTCTACGTAACCTGCGAACACAAGCAGGTGGTGTTAGTAAGACTCAGTACACCAGATGGACGGCAGATGCACTACTCCGTGAGGCAGTGGTAGCTGAAGCAAAAGCAAATTACTTTCTTGGTAAAGAAGAGGAAATTGATGCGGTAGAGTACGAGCGTTACCTAAAGAAAGCCAATCGACGTGCATTCCTGATTTGGCTTGGTGTATTGATCGGGTCGAAGACAGGCTACAAGACCATCGTTCCAGCTAGGGTAAAGGAACTAGCCATAGGGGAGTGGTCGCAACGATTCAACATCTCTGTGAACAATCTTGATTTCGATGACAATTTGAATAGGGTGTACGTGAAATGAAAAAGCTGAAACGCAGTGCCGTAAGTGCAATAACCCCAACAGGAAACTAATTATGTCAGCAAAAAAAGACTCAAGACTAGAAAGAGCTAAAGTATCAGGTTATAACAAACCTAAAAGAACGCCTAGTCACCCAACTAAATCTCACGTAGTTGTTGCTAAAGAAGGTGACAAAATTAAAACCATTCGCTTTGGTCAACAAGGCGTATCAGGAGCTGGTAAAAGCCCTACAACAGCATCTGAAAAAGCAAGACGTAAATCGTTCAAAGCAAGACACGCTAAAAATATTGAGAAAGGAAAAATGTCAGCAGCTTATTGGGCCGACAAGGTTAAGTGGTAAAATAATGCGTGGCGTTCTGGTCTGTGACCCAAATACCTATGAAGAAACTAATTCTACTCTCCTTTTTCCTGCTCTCAGGCTGCGTAACTGACACCATTGACAAGGCAGTGAACAACATCCCGCAACATGAGTTCAGTGAGTTTTCGTACAACCGTGCTGGAAACGCATCTTCAGGCAGTATCACTGCTTCTGGTGCTAGGGTTGAGAATGGCCAGCACGTAATTGATGATCTGAATATCTCACACACCAATAGATTTGTTGGTAACATCTCCGTCTCATTCAAAGACTTAAAGCGTCCAGTAGCAGTGGGTGCTACATCTGGCACAGGTAATTGATGCGTAGATGGATCGCCCCCTTCCTCGCCATGTTAGGCTTTGGAATAATTGGGGTGCTAGTGATTCATGTATTGACTATTCTTATAGAAAACTTATAGGTTCTGCCTATTGTGGCAGGATTTAGAAGATACGGTGAGTTAGACGATCCTCTTGTAACGGATGGCGATCGGGAGATTCTTGGGTTTAATTCTTATATTGATCCTGACAGATTACCTCCTGGTTATTTGCAGCAAAGCACTAATATGCGTTGCGATGGGCGTAAGATCAGTCTTCGTAATGGCGTGAATTTTAAGGCAGGCATGTCAGGTGTATCTCCAACCTATACCTATTCAGAGAATGATGAAGAGGTTTTTGGTTCAGGGTTGTATAGTGACCCTGACGACGATAAAAAAGATTGGCTGGTATCTGCAACGAAACAGGCTGCGTTAATTTGGGATGGCACAGATACGTACTATGTGAATTACTACAGTGAGACATTTACCGCAGCACTGACCAATGCTGTTGAAGACTTCTTCAATATCACCGCACACAAGTATAACACAGGTGATGCTGTTCAGATTTCTACAACTGGCACATTACCTGGTGGATTGTCTGCTGACACAACTTACTACTGTATTGATGAGGGAGCTAACGGAGTAGCACTTGCAACAACTTACGAGAATGCGTTAGCGGCAACAGAAATTAATATTACTTCCACAGGTTCAGGCAATCACACGATTCAATCCATTGTAGATTCCACACACGAGCCAGAAATCCGTCAGGCGTTTAACGAGGTATATATCATGCGGTACAAGGGTAGACCTCTTGTGTGGGATGGAGTTACTACCGCAACGGGAGATGTGGTTAATAGTGAGTTTGAGTCTCTTAGTAGTTCTGCAACTTTACGAGGAGGAGGTACTGCAACAGGAGATCCTTTCCCTGACACAAACATTACCGCCTACATTGCCAATAGATTGATTGGTGTGCAACCAAGGGAGATTGCTACACCTACTGGAGCTGATACATCAATCGGTGGAATTACTGACTCTTCTACTGTTATCCTTTCTGACCTACTTGAGCCAAATAACTACACTCCTTCAGATTCCGAGTGGTATGTAAATCAAGGTGCTGCTGACTACGTGGTGGGCTTTATGCCATACCAAGAAAACAATATGGTCATCTTCAATCGTCGTAGTCTTACAGTAGCGACAAACGTGCAGCAGACCAGTATTAGTACTCGGTATCAACTGACCACACGTTACGGATGTGTTGCTAAGAGGACTATTGCACAGGCTGGAGGCTTCACGTTCTTCCTGAGTGATGAAGGTGTAATGCAGCTTAACCCTGCCCTTGATGCAGTGACACAGGCAGGAGCGGCAGTAAGTAAACTTCAGGGTGCAGTTGTTCCAATCTCTAATACCATTCAGAATTTACTAGACAATGGGAGAGATCCAGAAAAGGCATGTGCTATCATCCACGACAATAAATACTATTTGGCAACAGAGATTTTATCAAGGGGTAATGAAACGTATCCTGATGGATTTACTTTTGTTTATGTTTATGACATATTGAATGAAGCGTGGGTCAGTATAGATCAGTATCCAAACATGATGATACGTCAATTTGTACAGGTACAGAATAGTGCAGGCAACCTTTCGTTGGTAGCATGCACTCCTAAAGGTTGGTATTTATTTGATGATCTTGGGCAAGATTCTTCGGATGACACCAACCGCACTATTGGTAGTTCTGCTGAATCAGACACTACTCAAATTGATGGAAACTTTCTTACACGTTCCTACACCTTCGGCACTGACGACATTAAGGACTTTCATGAGGTACAAGTTGCTGCTGATGTTATAAACGCAGATGCGTTCTCCACTACTATCACTACTACTGATCCGGATAACACTGATTCACTTGGTACTTATACGCACTCAGGATCTAATAACGATGTGGTGCGAAGACTGCCTACTAGGCTGCGTGGACATAATGCCTATGTGAAAGTCAGAGTAACCGCAGGATCACCAGACTTTAGATACATCCGTGTAAGTGGAACAAGGCATGACCTCTTTGGCGGTAGAAGTTTAGACTAATGAGTATTGTAAGTCCAGGACAGGCACTAGACCCCAACGCATGGGGCAGGCAGCAGATCAGCAGTTCCACTACGGAGACTGTAGATATATCCCGTTGTCCACGAATTGAGATCACTGCATCTGGCAATACACTTTCGGTAAAGAACCAGCGGGATAACTACGAGTTGGTGGTAGCGAATATCAGCACAGGTGATGCCTTCTTGGATTTCAGTATCATCCTACAAGGGACAACCTTCACATCGCCAGTAACTATGCCAGCAGGAGATGTGTACTGCTTGATATGGGATCAGGCACAAACAGCATTTAGGTTTTAGTCATGAGCGGCAATGTATTTAATAGCGTACGTGGTACGGATTATACAACTGAGGTAGCATTAGGCAAGTGGCAGGGAGCAACTACATGGAATAAATTTGGATACAATGAAGACGTAGATACAGGAAGTGCTGAAGTCATTGCATCTTTTGGTGGTGCGTTCAACCAGAAGTTAGCTTCAGGAGAGACGCTGGATGTTGTTTCGTCATCTACGAATGACACCAATTCCTCAGGCACTGGAGTTCGACAGGTAGTTGTAACTGGTGTAGATAGTAATTGGGACTTGGTTACTGAAGTTGTAAACATGAATGGGACTTCCACAGTGACCACTACTAGTAGTTTCCTTGGTGTAAACCGTATGACTATTTTTACAAGTGGCACAGCAGATAGTAATGTAGGCACAATTACTGTAACAGCTACTACTAGCGGAAATACAATGGCAGAGATGCCAGCGGGTGAAGGCACAACGCAGCAGTGTATATTCTACGTGCCACAGAATTACCAGTTCTTAGCCACTTGGCTTTACATTAATGCTATCAAAAACTCTGGAGGTGGGGGCAACCCAGATGTTGGGTTTAAGATGTTTGTTTATTCGGCTGTAGTAGATTCTACATTTGAAATGTACCGAGATAACATTGATCTACAAGTCGAGACGAACAAGCAATTAAAGCCAGCAGAGCCATTTATTGTTAGCGAAAAAAGCATTATGTGGATTGAGAGTACGACTACCGCCAACAACACATCAGTACGGGGCAGATTCTCAGGGAAGTTGATCGCAGACCCTGACGCATAAATAACTTGCACAAATACGTTAGCCATGTAAGTATGCCGATAACTTTCACTGCCGCAGGGCATTAAACTGTATAGGCTAATCACTGAGTATCGGGGATTGGCTTTTTTATTTTAGGAGATTTATTATGGCAGCACCACCACTACCAACACAGGGAGAAGCAGGAGCAGATACTTTATTATCCCAAACTCAATACCTCACAGGGACAGGAGCTTATTCAGAGACTGGATCAGCAATTGACCTTGCACCCCTTGAGAGGGAATTACGTTCAGCTTATCAAAAGGCAGACATTGAGCTTACTGAGGAAAAGTTATTTGGCACTTCCCAGAAAGCAGATGACCAAGGGCGTGTATTCATGGGCTATGAATACGAGTCTCCTGATCCTGCGGCACTGCAAGGGTTTTCATTAAAGCAAGTGGGGGGCAAGTGGTATCTTTACGACCCAGGCGGAAAAACAGTCGCAAAGTCAGGGCAAGCACAAGGAATAAGTAATATTCTTCAATGGGTAAAAGATAACGCAAACAACCCTAATCCTCAGACTGAAACTCCAGGTGCTCAAATCCCTTCAGCAAGTGTTCTTACTGCACTGGAAGACATTTCCAAATCTCCAGCAGAACTCAGGAAACCTGTTTACCAGACAGGGTATCAACCAGGCGAAGAGGTGCAAATCTCTAAGGGTATGGTTGATGTAATGGGGCCAAGTAAGGCTAAGACCATTGACCCAGAAACAAAAGAGATTACTTATAATCGTGCAGGTTATGATGCACAAGGTAATCGCTTAGGCGAGTCTGATATTGCTGCACAAGAACAAGCGACTCGTGAGGAGCAACAAGCGATTGCTGACGTAGATCTAGCCAAAAGATACACTGGTGAGTACACGGATCTTATGCGTGAACAGGGTCGTATTGACCCACTTCTCAGTCAAGTGGCAACTGGCATTGAAGATACAGGCACAGCAACAGCAGCATACCAGCAAGGCATTAGGGAGCAAGTGCCAGACCTTTTGATGCGTGCTATGTCAGCAGACCAACTTAGGAAAGCAACGGAGTTAGCTAGAAGTGCAGAACAGTCCAGGGGGAGTCTTAGAGACTTTGGTGGAAGTGTTCGTGAGGTGCAAAGAATTATGGAGGAGGATGATGCACGATACTTACGGAATCTACAGGCAGCAGCAAATCTCATGGGGCTGGATATGAATTTATCTGGAGGGTTGCAGCAACAAACCTTGGCTGGATTGGAAGCAGAAAAAGGAACAGCAGCAGCACCAACCATGTTTACTACTGCACCAAGTGTAGGAAAGACAGGCACTATCTCAACAGGAACAGAAACTACACAAGTGCCAACTGTGTTTGATCCAACTGCTGGAATAGATTTCACATACAATCGAGCAATGGATATTGATGCAGCGAAACGTGCAGACAAAGCACAGGACATTGCAATGGGTACATCAGTATTGAGTAGTGTCTCGGATGTGCTTTCTTCATATTTATCACAGTAGATCAAAATGGCATTACTTACAGGAAATTACGGACGCAGTATGCGTCGATTCGACCCAACCTCCACCTTGGCTGGGGCACAGATGCTTCAGGAAGGCATTAAAGATATAGGAGAGAATGTATCCAAGGCTATTGAGAAGCATAAGCTTGATAAGATTGAACAGGAGATGAAACCTCAGTTCATACAGCAAGCTATCAAGCAAGGGATGGATGCTGAGACGGCAGAAGTTGCATGGAAAGCTACCTCCAAGTCTGGACGGGCAAGGGGTGCTGAGTTTATGCAGTCAGTCAATAGTGCAATGCAGCGTGAGCAACAGGCGGAGAGTATTAAGCTACGACAAGAATCATTAAGGCAGCAGAACGAGTTCTTTAAGGCTACACAAGAAGCTAGGAAAAAAGGAATAGATCTTGCCAACAAGGGTAAGGAGTTTGCGAATGAAATCTCTTCATTAAATATTGAGGATGAAAAGCTTAGGCAAAAGCTAAACGAAATTTCACAAAGAATCTGGCCACAAGAAGAGAGGGTTCTTGGAGAAAAGGAAATGTCCAGTGCTCAACTTGAGCAACTTAAACAGCAAACGGAAAGCTTAAAGCAAAGTATAGAACAAAGTGGAAAACTGTTTGAGCCAAGACTTAAGACTGCTGAAGCTGGAGCAACGCAAGCTGAACTGGAAGCAAAACGAGCTACGGAACTAACTCCTTTAACTATTGATTACGAGAGGGGTAAAATGGAAGAAGGCAAAGCGGAGTTGGAAATAGCACAAAAACTCCGTGAGATGCAGGGTGGTACTACAGGACAGGCAACACTACGAGCAAAGGATCAAGAGCAAGAAAGAAAGCGTAGAGAACTTGAGGCTAATCAAATTAGGTTAATGAATGCAGGGGCACTTGATCGCCTTGATGCAGCAACACTCAAAAGGAATATAGACAATGATGTCTACATGGTGAAATTCGATGGCAATGGTGTACCTAAAGCTACAGGCGACCTAGCAGGTGCTACGCCTGAGTATAGGCAACGAGTAATGTATGAGGCAGAGAAGCTTAACGATGAGCGTAAACTTCGGAAGTTGACCACACAAGGGAAGCAAGCCTCCATTAATTACACACAAGCAATGACCAGGTATCAAGAGAAGTTGCTGAACTCTGCCAAGGACAAGACTACAACAGAGTTTGAGAGAGATATGGGACTGGCACTAGAGATGGGGTGGATTGATAAGGACACTGCAAAAGATTACTACCTCCAACGCCTAGATACAATAGCAGGTACACCAAGGGATGCCACTCCTGAGCAGAAGCTTGAGTATGTAGCAAAGCAACCAGTTGCGGCAGGTTTGAGCCTAAAGCAAATATCCGATACCTATACCTTGGCAAAACTCGGCACGTCCGACCAAGCAACTTATGATGAGAAGAAAGGCATACTACATTACAAGTACATGGGCAAAGATAGGAGAGGTAAC